ATACCTCTGGTTATTTTGACGGCAAAGAGATTGGCAGTTTGCGCCCGGTTGAGATTTACGCAATGAAAAAGGTTGGTATAGAGAATAAGGTGGTTAGCCCCAAGGACGCTGTGACCATTACGATGGGCAACGACTTTAGCTACTCTGACATTGAAGAGAAGGTTTTGATCAATGAGAAAAAGACCTTTGATGGCACCAACTATGTGGATACCGGTGTGCAGCTGTTGAAGGAAGACCGGGACTGGGTGCTGGCGGTAGATTACCGGATGACCACAACCGATACGGCCAATGCTGTGCTGATGCAGTGTTTTGAAACCAACGGCATGAACGGCATCCGCATTTGGAACAATAATGGAGCCAAGATCAGTTGGGGCACCGAAAGTGCAACAGCTGCCACAGTTGGAACCCGTGACATGGTGGTAATGCGCCACAAGAAGGGCGAAAACAACCTGCATGTGTATACGGCCAACATTTACGGTGACGACATTGTTTACACCGAGATTAACCGGGGACGAATTACACAGACCAATGCAACGCTGGTGTTTGGTTGCGCCAAGGCAGATGACGGGGAATATGAACGGTTTGCCAAGGGTGATGTGTACTGGGCGAAAGTTTGGTATGCAGACCTGGGCGACAATGCCTGCCGGAAGCTGGCTGCATGGCCGCATGAAACCCGCGAATATGAGATGTGCGGATTTAAGCAGTTTTATTTAAGCGATAACACAAACAAGCGCTGCGCAATGACGTTTTTGGCGAAAAATACGCTGGCACGCAAGATGCCGATTACCAGCAGCTATTACAACAATGGCGGTTGGCCCGCAGCAACGCTGCGCACCTACCTGGACAAGCGGCTGCCGAATGCCTTGCCGATTGGATGGCAGCAGTTGATCCAACAGGTAAAAGTGACATCTAGTGCGGGCGGAACATCCAAGGAAATTGTGACGGCGGATTGTTACTTCTTTATACCGGCTGCATATGAGCTGAACCCCAGCATGAACAGTGAGCCGTATATTTATGAAGGTACAACGATCAGTTACATGACAGATAATCAGAGCCGGATCTGCTATGACGATGATGGCGCGGCCACCACTTATTGGACACGCAGCCCGAATGTTCAGTATGCAGATTACTTTTTGCAGGTTGCGGCAGACGGCCAGATTTACAGCTTTGTTACCCCGAATGAGCAGCATGGCGTGCGCGTGATGTTCAGCGTGTAAAGGAGGTTGAGGGACGAAATGTATTACAAGGTGATATATAACGGCCAGGTGATTGATACCCTTGACCACCTGAGTTTTGTGAAATACCAGGCGAAACACGGGATTATGGTGAATTGCACGGCAGATGATGCCGAAGGAATTGTGAGCAGTGATGGGCGCTACATCTGGCATGTGGACGGATACTATAACATTCCGGCGGCAGGATACGATACCGTGCAGCTGGAAGAGATCAGTGTTTACGAATATGACAAGCTGAAAGCCTTGGGGGCAAAAACCCCTGAGGCTATTATTGATGCTTATACCCTGAGTCTGATTGAAGGAGGTGTGCTATGAGCGACTTTGTGGAGAGTTTGCGGCGGTTGTATCTGGATCGCCGATTAAAAGAAGCAACCCTAAATGCGCTGTGGCACAAGGGCAAAATCAGCCGCAATGAGTTTGACTACATTGTGGGCGGAAAGGAGACGAGCAATGTACACGATCCTGATTAACGAGGACAATACCTTGACCGCCAGTGTGGTGGAGCGCGTGATGCAGCAGAGCAAACTGGTAGACACCCTGCATTTTTTGGCTGACCCGGAATATAAGGGCAAAGACATGCGCGACTATGTTGTGATGCTGGAATACCGGTTGCCGGTGAGCAAGAAATACCGCACCGAGTTTTTGACGCTGAGTGACGAGCTGTACAAAAACAAGCTGGAATATAAGTTGCCCTTTGACACAGCGCTGACCAGTGAGGCCGGTGTGATTGAGTTCCAGCTGACCTTTGGCAACATTGAGATGGATGCTGAAGGCAGGACCACTCAGTACATTCGCAAGGTTGGACCGGGCGAAATTAAAATTGTTGATGTTTACGACTGGGCGGCCACGATCCCGGACGAAGCACTGAATGCTTTGGACCAGCGGATTATTGCGATGCAGGCTATGCTGAAGGCCATGATTGATAAGAACAACACCATGATGAACAGCAAGGCCGACAACCTGAGCTACAAGAATGACATGCTGCAGCTGACCGCCAACGGAAGCCCGATTGGTAATGCGGTAGAGATCAAGAGCGGCGGCGGTTCCGGCAGCGGCGGTGATGGTACAACTGATGGAAATATGCGGGTGGTTGAGTTTTAAGGCTTGGCCGCCTGCATTTTTTCTATATAGCGACAAATGAAGAAAGGAGGTGGGAGAATGGCAACTACAAGCAAGTTGGGCTATGGTAACGCAGAAAACCTGGATGCAGCAATTACGAATGGAATTATTGACGAGAAGGACCTGGTTATTACCAAGGATACATCGGAGTTTTATTACATCCGTGACGATAAGAGCAAGCAGGCGATCCGCCCCCGAACCCGTGTTTTTGACAGCAACGGACAAGCCAATGAACAGCTGAACAACAGCAGCGACACTTATGCCGGGCAGACCGTAATGATTAAAAACACCGCGGGCAAGTATGAGCCGTGGATTGTACAGCTGTTGGATACCGGGAAGTTTGCTGTTGAACCGTTCAACACTGCAAGCACTGGATTTGTTTGGCAAGAATTTTAATCGACAAAAACAACATGAAATTTAAGGAGAAATAATTATGGCAGAAGTAAAATTTAATTATGGTACCAAAGCTAAGTTTGAAGCCCTGCAGGTAAAGGACAACGACACCCTGTATTTTTTGACTGACACTTTGCAGATTTTTAAGGGCGCAGTTGAATACACCAAGAGCTGCAAGCTGGTGAGCACCCTGCCTGCTTCCGGCCAGGTGCAGGGCGTTGTTTATGTGCGCACCAGCGACTTTACCCTGCATGTGTTCAATGGCACCAGCTATATCCAGCTGAACAAGGCCACCGTAACTGAGATCCCGGCTTCCAACGCCAGCGATGATAATGTGCCGACCACCAAGGCTGTTGCCAGCTACGTTGATGCCAAGATTGCGGGCGTTGTTGGCGGCAAGGGCGTGTTTGTTACCGATGTTACCTACAATGAGGGCGTGCTGAGTGTTGCCAAGGGCGGTGACCCCGTTACTACCACCCTGACTGGCGTTGTGCATGCACCGACTTATGACGCAAGCACCCGCACCATCAAGCTGCCGGTATTTGGCGGCGACGAACTGACCATTGCGCTGGGCAAGGATCTGGTTGTGACCAGCGGTACTTATAATGCCAAGGACAAAAACATTGAGCTGACCATTACCAGCGGCGATGTGATCAAGATCCCGGTTGGCAGCCTGATTGATATTTACACCGGTCTGGCAACTTCCACCGCTGAGGTTACTGTTTCTACTGACAATAAGATCAGTGTAAAGGTGAAAGTGAGCGCCAAGGCTGACAACTCCATTACCCTGGAGGAAGACGGCCTGTATGTTGCTGTGCCTGATGCTTATACCAAGGCCGAAGCTGACAAAAAGATCAAGGCTGTGCAGACCGCCCTTGATACGCACGCTGCGAATGCCGACATCCATGTGACCAAGGAACAGAAGGCCACATGGGATGCCAAGGTGAGCACTGAACAGCTGGCTGCCGCCAAGAGCGAGGCCATTGGTGCTGCCGCTACTGACGCAACCGCCAAGGCTAATGCTGCCCGTGATGCCGCCAAGACGTATGCTGACGGCCTGAACACTGCCATGGATACCCGCGTGAAGGTTGTTGAGGGCGCTATTACCTGGAAAACCATTGGCTGAGACGGCCAAGCGGTTAGTTATTTCAAGTTGACATAAAAAATAGCCTTCGCTGCAGGGCCAGTGTTTTGCGAGTAGGAGAACATGCACTGTGCAGCGAAGGTTTTATATTGTATTGACAAACAACGATGTTGAATATATAATAATAGTAGAACTAAGGCACCGACATAGACGGTCGCGTCTCAGTTTACGATGAAACTACAATGGCTAAACCATCATAGCAAAAACCGCTCTGGTTGCGACAGGGCGGTTTTACTTTTTATTACCACGAAAAAACGTGATAACTGCTACGACGGTTTGAACCCCAGTGAATATAACGCCAATAATAGCGATGGTATCAACAAAGGATAGATCCGGCATAAGCATCACCTCCTGGCAAAAATGAATTTACCGGAAGGCAAAGTAGGGGCGCTCCACAATACCTTGCGGCAGATGGGAGGTTTGACCGCCTATTACGTCTATGAGGAAGATATGGCAAAAAGGAATAAACGTTGGTGTCTTAGTTCTGCTATTATTATACTGTCAATGCAAAATTTGTCAAATTAAATACTGAATCGAAACCGCTTATCTGTACGCAGGTAGGCGGTTTTTTTATTGTTACAAAAAGGAGTTTTACGATGTCAAAACTTTCTTTATGCGAGATCCAACAGTCGCAGCTGGATAAAACTCCTATTGTGGATGGACAGCTGGTATGCTGCTTGGATACGGGAAACACTTACCGGGACACAGCCGGTGGGCGAGTTCGGATTGGAAGCGATCTGGAACGCGTGAGTGAGCTGCCATTGGCCCCGCTGGCCGGGAAGATTTATTACCTGCCGCCCGGAGATTTATATATTTATAACTCTGGTTGGGTAATGCTGAATGATACTGATTTTACAATTGGGGTCAGCAAGGCTGATGCCACAGAAGCCAATTTGGAACTGAAACATGGTGATATGGCAAAGGGTACGGTAAAGGTGCGCGGCACTGGCATTACGAGCGTAACGGCGGATGCAAATGGGCGACTGATTATCAATACCCCAAACCCGAAAGTTGTGAACAACTTGACCAGCGACAGTACGACCGACAGTTTGGCAGCCGCCCAGGGCAAAGCTTTGAAGGCGTTAATTGACGGCAAAGCTGCGAGCAACCACACACACACCAAGAGCCAGATCACGGATTTCCCGGCGCTAGGGACAGCAGCTGTCAAGAATGTGCGAACTTTGACAGAACAAGGTGCCAGTGGCTGGAAAGATGCGGCAACCGACCAGCAGTATGTGCCCGATATGAGTTTTATCGCTTATTGGAACGGCGCGTATAGTGGAACAAGTTCTAACCTGACTTATTGCAACAGGGGCGCATTTGGCACGATTGTGACCAAGAACACCAGTGATTATGCTGTGGCCGGACACACCCATACATGGGACAGCGTGACGGGGAAACCGAGTACCTTTACACCGAGCAGCCATACGCACGGAGTGATTAAATCCCTGAGTGTAAACGGCACAACGATTACCTGTACCAAAGATGACGGTACGACCAGCACCATTACGACCCAGGACACAAACACAACCTATGGCACCTTTAAGGGGGCGACTACGAGCGCTGCGGGCAGTACTGGCTTGGTGATTGCGCCGGTGGCGGGCAATGCAAACCGTTACCTGCGCAGTGACGGAACCTGGGCTGTACCCCCGGATACGAATACAACCTATGGCGTGTTTGCGAAAGCGACCGCTGATGCGGCGGGCAGTACAGGACTTGTTCCGGCACCGGCCAAAGGCCAACAGACATATTACTTGCGTGGAGACGGGACCTGGGCTGTGCCGGCAAATACATGGCGAGGAATCCAGGACAACTTGACTTCGACTTCGACCACAGATAGCTTGAGCGCAAACCAGGGCAAGGTATTGAAAGGTTTAATTGATGGCAAGGCGGCAAGCGGCCACACCCACAATTATGCTGGGTCCAGCAGTGCGGGCGGTGCCGCAACGAGCGCCAACAAGGTGAATGCAGCTTTGACGATTAACCTGAACGGGACAAGCCAGGGCGCATGGGATGGCAGCAGTGCGAAATCGATCAGCATTACGGCAGCCAGTGTGGGCGCAACAAGTGTGACAATTAGCAGGTGGTGATTTTTATATGGGAGTTTATTTAGGAAGTACACAGGTAGATATGCAGGGCGGTTTTGTGACTGGTGGTGCCAGTGGGGCGAGTTTGCAGAGCAAGACGGTCAACCCCAGTGAGAGCGCACAGACGGTTAAGGCCGACAATGGCTATGATGGTTTGAGCCAGGTTACGGTGAATGCAGTATCAAAAACTTATGTGGGAAGCGGCGTGACGAAAAAAAGTGCTGCGACTTATACGCCGGGAACGAGTGACCAGAGCATTGCATCCGGCCAGTATTTGAATGGAACCCAGACGATTAAGGGTGACAGCAATTTGACCGCCGGTAACATTAGAAGCGGTGTGAAGATTTTTAATGTGACAGGCAGTTATGCTGGGAGCAGCAGTGGCGGAAGCAGCCCCAGGCTACAGACAAAAACTGCGACGCCTAGTGAAAGTACCCATAAAGGCGATGCAAACCTGGTGGCCGGGAACATTAAGAGCGGTGTGAGCATTTTTGGTGTGACAGGAACTTATGCCGGCGGCGGGAGTTCCGGCGGCAGTGGCAATAACAATGTGGAGGCTTATGCCGTCACGAACACCAGCCCCAGCGTGAGTTTTAAGCGAACTGACGGGGCAATCAAGATTTGGGGCTACGGCACCATGACCAGTTCCAGCGGTTGGGGCGGGCAGACTACGAGCCTGATCGCGTTTGAGGGCGACAAGTACCACAAGAGCGCCATGTATGGCGGCCCAAGCAGCACCAACCTGAGCCTAAGCATCAGCAATGGAAAACTGACTGGGCTGCCGAGCGGATTATCCGCAATCAGCGCGATTGTAACGAGAGGTATATGATTATGGCCACTGATACAAAGCTGGACAGTTTGGTAATTAACTACCTGACACAAAGCCAGTATGACAATGCAAAGAATGCGGGAACGTTAAATAGCAACCAGATTTACATGACGCCTGCAAGTAGTGGATCAACTTATACGCTGCCTGCAGCGACAGGTTCTACACTAGGTGGTGTAAAGATTGGCAGCAATATTACAGTAAACAGCGGCACGATCAGCATTAGTAAGACTAACGTGACAAATGCACTGGGTTATACGCCACCTACGACTGATACGAAATATACCTTACCGAATGCGACGAGCAGTGTTTTGGGCGGGGTGAAAATCGGGAGCAACATCACGGTGAGTTCCGGTACGATCAGCCTGACAAAGGCGAACGTGACAAGTGCTTTGGGGTACACACCGCCAACAACCGACACCAAGTACACACTGCCGACAGGTAATGCTT